GGCCATTGGCTATATTCTTTTATCTGCTGTCTTATGTTATTATCTTCTAATACATTTACAGTATGGAGAGATTTTATTCCACACGCTCTAAGAATCTGTATAGCACGACCAGAAAATCCACACATGGGAAACTGTGCTGTGCCTTTCATAAACAACACAACGTCATGGGTTTTTACCAATTGATCAATTTCCATTTTATTGTGAACAAGTTCTAGTTCTAGTAATAGTACCATCTGCATATTGTGTTTCGGTCCAAAGTGTGCAGACAGAACGCAAGGGCGGTTGAATAACCACCGGGGGCGGAACGTAGCCGTAATTGTAAACTGGCTCGGAGTGGTTGCGTGTTAACGCATATCCAATTACTCCGCCGACAATTACTGGTGCTATCCAGTTTCCACCATGTCTATGGTGATGATGGTGTTGTGCTTGAGTCGACACAGCCATGGTTACCAAAACGAGAGCAATGAGTTTTTTCATACGGGCCTCCTACAGCTTAGTATACTATATTTAACGTTGGAAGTCAACGGAACGTTGACTGGATTGATCAAACGTCTCGATCTTTTTTGGCTGCTGATTTGGCAGCATTAGCTACAATGTTTTGAGCCTGGTCCACTGGCATGGCAACATCTGGTTGACCGTTTGAAAAGGTTATAATATCTTCGCCTGGTTGAATGGGTTCTATTACCCCATTCAATGGAGGTTGGTTGCTGAGGTCTGCCAATGTTTGCGTACTAATTTCAATGCCCAAACTTTGTGCAATGTTTACAAAAGTGCCAGTATTGATTTGTTTCTTACCGTTGGTGTTTTCAGCTCGTCCCAGTAAGAATTGAGCCACACCCAGCAACCGTTGTGCTGTTGGGTCGGCCATTTCATTGATACGCATTATCTACGCTCGCGACCCAATGATGCCATCGGAGCACCTAGTTTGGGATCCATATCGTCGGCAGCATCAGTGGCCATGGCGTCAAGATCGTCTTCAGCACCCAATTCAGCACCAGCGTCGGCACCCAATTCTGCACCTAATTCAGCACCTGGCACTACTGGAGCAGCGGCTTGGCCAGTTACCACACCCAATGCCTGTTCCATTTGAAGCTTGCTGTTTTGCAAGTTTTGTACCAAGCCAGCCAATGCAGCAGTGGCGTCATTGTTGAACTGTGCAGCTTGCTCAACACCAACTTGATTTTTAATTGCATCAACCAAGGCAGGCAATTCTTTGAACTGCAAACTGGTTGTGTCTTCAATCATTTTTTGCATCTTGTCGACCATGTCTTGGGCAGCAAGAACAACTTGAGCCTGTTGCACTTCGCTTTCTTTGAGGAAGCCACCAGTATTGTTTTCTGAAGTCTGCATGGCCAAGATAGCATTGGCTTTCTTTTGCTCGTCGGGATTCAGCACTTGCTTGTTCTTGATCTTGGTTTGAATGGCTTTCATCGCAGGATCATTCACATCAATGGCAACTACTTCTTCTTCAAACAAACGCTGTGACAATGCCTGTTCCATCATCATCAATTTGATGTAAGCAGGATTACGTTCGCTTTGATGGAAGTCACGATTGGCACGGTGTTCATTGACCAGTTTGCGAACTCGGCCAAGCATGGTTCGTGCTTGTGATAAGTTCATTGAGTCAAAAGGTATACGTTGGCCGTAATGGCTTTCGAATACTTTAGCGATTTGTTGTGTCGGGCGTTTAACCGCCAGTTCTTGCAGTTTCATTATTGAATCCTCGAAGTTGCTGGTATTTAGCCGAATTTATACATTTTGTCAATTCGTTTTCTATATGCCTGCTGTGCTCATACCTTTGAGCTGCTTTCACGTGGGCTGTTTCCCATAACTGTCCACGACTGGTTTTGGCAATACTACCACGAATTTGTATATCGTTGCGCAGTCTTACCAATGTAAAATCTAAATTTTGTATTTCTCTAGCTAAATTAAGTTGGTTGTTTCTGTCTGCAATGCACCACGCCAATGCACTTTTAGAACTGCTGAATGTGCCAACTGCATGATCACGACGTGTCACTGTATATCCGTGTGAGCTGGATTCAATTACATAAATGCCAAATGCGCGGTATTTTCCACCGTCATCAATGATTATTTGATTGAGCAATTGTGGCAGTTCTCGTTGCACTAATTCAGCAAGTTTTTGGCTGGTCTTCATTTGATCAATACATGTGATATCAACCAGCCCACTGTGGCCACTAGAAATCCAATGACTCCCACTCCCCAGCCAATCAACCTGTCATTGTTTTTTGCTGACGAAGCTTGTACCATGCCACGCAGTTCGGCAATTACAGAAAACAGCGTGTCAATCTTTTCGTCAACTGATTCAATTTTTATTTCCAAAAGTTTATAGCGTTCAGCACAAAGCTCAACGTGTGCTTCTAAACTTTTTTTCTCTATGTCTGTGGTGTCCATGGTGGCCCTTTAATAAATTATTTATTGTTAATTACGCCAAACTCGATGTTTGCACCATAGTCAATTGTGACAATTTTGTACTGATCTTTTTGCTTGATAAACATAGGAACACCTTGACAGATAGATTTAAGCAGTCCCAATGGATCATCGTTAACATTAAAAATATCGTCAAATTCTATGTCAAATTCAAACTGCCACTTTTGATCAACTATAGAGATTGTGGAAATTTCTTGTGGTTGTGTGTACAGTCCAACCAACTGAAATAATGTTTCCCAATTTCTCTGTTGGTTTCTTGATCTAGTCCAGTCATCTTCTGTTTCAATCAATTGATCTGCGTGGTCTCGAAAAGGCAATTTACTGGGTTTAAAGTGCCCTGTAACCCCGGTATTGGTACAATCAAAATCAGTGGTTACGCGAATCCGTGTGGTCATGGCATATTTACGGCCAATAAAAAACCCTGGATTTTTTATGTCCAGGGTTGAAATACAACAATCTAATTATTATTATATTAGAGTGGTGCAAAGTTGGTAGCTGCTGTAGTAAACGCGGCGTTACCGGCAGCAGTGTTCAACTGAATGTTTTGTCCACCTGAAGCAACAGTTGCGCTGGTGTTAGCAGTAGTCAACAATGTAGCTGCGGTGTACACGCCAGTTGGATAGATAGCCAAGTTCAAAATTGTAGGTGCGGCTGGGCTAACTTGATACATGGCCACTGTGCAAGTTTGTTGAATAGCTGTCAACAAATAGTTGATGTAGCCATTAACGTTGCCAGAAGTGATCAGTGAAGCGTTAGCAACCACTGAGAAAAAGTCTAGTTTTGGACCTTGAAAGTTAACTGAACCCATTGCTGCAATGTTGGATGTCCCAACAATTTGCGCATTGGCTGTGTCCATGTTGAATACCGGTTGTACAGTACCATTTGTTTGTGTAAAAACTGCCATTTGAAAATCTCCTTTAGTATATGGGCTCTTGCCCTACTTTTATTTAGCCGATTGGCAAAAAATTATGCTTGTTGCGGATTGTTTTGAGCACGATTTCTAGCAGTGAAATCAAAGCGATTTACTGCCTTGGCATAGCCTGCAGGAGTGGCCATTACCCAGCCTTCGTGTCCGGGATCTTTCAAATCCAAGTTACGCAGAATATCCAGCTTCAAGTCGTGTAGCAAGATAAACAGGGTAAATGCAGCAGCCAGGCCTTCTGTGTTGGAACTTGGGCTTCGCAGATATTCAACAATGTTGGCAAATTTTCTTGGAGTGACTTTGGTTTGCAGCCATTGCCCAAACTCAGCCAACAGGTTGTTGAAGTTGCCGCCAGTTTTGATACGTGCATTGATATAGTCCACGCACAATTTGGCCAAGTCAGTAATCTGCATGGCCTTTAGTTCTCTAGGATTAAACAAGGTATCAATAGCAGCACCTTTTTCTCTGCGTAGTTGTTTGATCTGCTTGATCAATGCCAATTGCCCTTTGGCTTGTGTAGGATCCTGAGGCGTTACACCTTTGCCGTAAATTGGATCAATCAACAACAGTCCAGGTACTTCGTTAAACGACACTCGATTGAGTGGTTGTTTGGCTTCTCCTTGGTCGGCATAC